CATAAATATTCCTCTTTAGCTCAGTCGGTAGAGCGACGGACTGTTAATCCGCAGGTCGTTGGTTCAAGTCCAACAAGGGGAGCCACAGAAAACCACCGTTTCAGCAATGAAAACGGTGGTTTTTCTAACTTTTTAGGGTGTTTTTACAATCGTCGATTTTACTTTTTGGGCCAATTTTGGGCCAATGGTCACTAAAACTTGCTTTTTTGGGGTTACCGTCCGGAATATCCGGGCGGTATTTTTATGCCTTTTTCCGGAGTAGGACATCCGCTATGCACTCTGATGCTTTGGCCTTATTTTCCTCAATGATGTGCGCATAGAAGTTTTCAGTTGTGCTTGCACTTGCGTGGCCCAGCTGAGCAGCAACCGTGACGATGTCGGTACCGTTTGCAAGCAATACAGATGCCACCGTGTGTCGGAATGCGTGGGGATTGATGTGCGGTAAATTGTGCCTTTTGGAGAAGTCTGCCAGCCAGCCGGTTACGCTGTCCGGATTCATGTGAGAACCGTTATCTGTAGTGAATACATAATCGGTGCGCTGCCAACGGTCACCGTTGGCCAACTGCAGGCGGAGCTGTTCATGCTTATGCATCCTTAGTAGATCCATGGTTTCTCTGGGCAGGGTTAGATAGCGAATATCGTTGGTTTTCGTTGTGCTTTCATATACTCCTCGTGTGGGTGAGGTGATCAAAGCACGATCTATCTTTACTCTGCCGGACTCAAAGTCGATCTTATCCCATTTTAGTCCCATGATCTCACCACGGCGGCAACCGGTGACAATCAACAAGTGTGTGATGATGCGCCACTTAAGAGGTTCATGCTCCAGCGCTTCCAGAATGGCGGTGATGGTTTCCGGCTGAAAGTAATTCGGATTTGCCTTTTCTGCTTTTGGGGGAGTGGCCTTTGCGGCAGCGTTGTACGGTACCAGCATTTCCTTTTCCGCCTGGGTCAGTATAAGCGAGATTAATCGGTGGTGTGCCAGGATAGTTTTATCTGCGAGCGGTTTTTCGTCTTTTGTAATGTTGAATATATCTTCCGGCCTTTTGTCCATAGCCTTTGCGATGCTAAGGGCCTTACTCGCCTGAATGGGCAGACCTTTTACAGCTGCGCTGACAGTAGAAGCGGCCACTCCTGCGACCTCAGCAATATCTGCCCGAGTCTGTTTGCGTGCCTTCAGCCATGCTGCCATGTCAATCTTTGCTGTTGCAGATCCACCACCGATACGGATTCCCGGCTCTGCAAGGTTCTTGTAAAAACTGTTTAAGTGCTGCGGCCGGAGATCTGCCAATTTGATATGCCCAATGGCTTGATTGATCCGGAGCATCAGCTCCCGGTATCGGTCAAGTGTTTTTTGTTTTGTGCCAGTGCGTTCCTTCAGATCGAGGACATATTCGGCATATTCCGCAAAGGTCTGGCGGTTGTCCAGGGCGAAGCCTTGTTCTATTGACCGTTCAAAGTCCGCTGCTGCCCGCTGGACAGCTTTCTGGATCTGCCGTTCTGTCATACCGGGATCGGGCTTATAGGTTGTCCTGTGTCGGATGCGCTTTCCTGCAGTGTCAAAACCGGCGGAAACGCTGATCCGATAAGTAACGCCGGATTTGTTGGTGATTTTTTCAATATGCGCCATTTTTATTCTCCACCATTTTTATTCCCTGATTCAGCATCCATATATGCACGGGTTGCCTCATAACGTTGGATTCTTTCCGTGCGGTCTTCACTATTTTGGATAGAGAACATATATTCAGCGTCACGAGTATCACGCTCATTAGCGAGCCATGCTTCCTGTTTCGCCTTAAGTTCGTTTATTCTTGCAAGTTCTTCGTCACGCCGTTTTTCAAGAAACTGTTTTTTCTCATAATCGCCATTAGAGAAATCATATTTGAACTGATCGAAAAAATAGTTAACAACATCAGCCTTGCGCTCTACTAGCATCGCAGCAAATATACGGGAAACTTGGTAAGCACAATACTCAAATTCATCAGAAAACAGACCACGATCAAAAAACTCAGGCTTACTGCCAAAGGAAAGCGGCAAAAAGAAATACTCTGCTATATTAAAAAGCTCTTCAAAGTGATCGCTTTCAATTAGTGAAGACAGGGCCATGCCATAATTATTACCGCCAACAAGCAGTTTTTCAATTGCTTTATCGGAGAAATCTATATATAGTCCCAAATCTTCGTTTGATGGATTTCGGTTTTCGCTATGACCAAGTAAAAAATTGATGCCAACATCAAAAAACTCGCTTACACTTTCTAGAAAAACAATGTCTGGAACACGGCTTTCGTTTTCATAGAAGCTTATGCTTCCACGAGAAACGCCAAGCTTTTCGGCAAGTTCACCTTGTGAAAGGCCTACGGCTTCTCTTAGTCCGCGTAATCTTCTTGCAAATATTTGTTTAACATCCACATCTATTGTCATGCTTTGTTTCCTCCTGATGCATAAATTTGTGACACGAATAATATAAGGTGCATAAAAATGTTGACTGCTTATTTTTGTTGTTGTATAATGCAATCATACCACAAAGATAAGCAAAAAGCAACAACAATTTACGAACGGAGGCAAGAAAGTGTGTAACAAGGAAATCAAAAACGCCGCAAAAAGTGCGGGCGTTCGTCTGTGGCAGGTGGCAGCTGTTTATGGTGTCAATGATGGCAACTTTTCAAGAAAACTGCGGCAAGAGTTGCCCCAAAAGGAAAAGGATAAGATCCTGTCGATCATTGACCGGCTTGCGCAGGAGAAACGGGAGGCGATCTGATGCCCAATGTTTTGACTATTCGCGAAGCTGTCCAGCGGGCAAAGGTCGATGGCTTCCCTGTTTCGGAGTATACGCTCCGGCAATGGGTACGATCCGGTGCAATCCCAACTCGGAAGGTTGGGCAAAAGGCGTTGCTGTATTACCCAAACTTAATCAAGTACTTACAGTGTGAGGACGGCGCAGACAATACACCTGTGGCGGTAGCTCCTGGCATTCGTCCGGTTGTGTGAGGTGGCGAGTATGAAAACAAAGGTTTTTCAAGCCCTTACTTATGGGCGTGGCAATGCTATCAAGTCTCGGGTTCTGGCAGAACTGCTGGGCTATAAATCTGTCCGGGAATTACAGAAACAGGTTGAAGCTGAAAGGGCCGCCGGTTATGTAATCCTTTGCGATTCCCATGGCGCAGGCTATTATCTGAGCGATGATCCGGCGGAACTGGCTCGCTTTACCCGGACATTAAACGCAAGGGCGAGGAACACAATCAAGGCGGCAAAATCGGCGCAGATGGCGCTGGATGCCGCCACAGGGCAAGAAAGTATGGCAGGGTGGTACGATGGGTAAGCCGGGTGTAATGTTTTATTTTGATATTCGGCCATGCCTAAAGCGGTTAAGCACCGAAGAAAAGGGGCTTTTATTCGAGGCCATACTCGATTATAGCGAGCATGGACTAGAGCCGGATTTCGATGGTATGGTTGGGGTTGCGTGGGATTTCATTAGGCCGGGAATTGATCGAGATTCTGACCGATATGGACATCAGATATTGCAAAAACAGTATGCGGCCTATGTGCGCGAAACCAAGAAGAAAGGCCATACTCCCGCAGCTTTTGATGAATGGAAACTCACGGACGATAACAAAAGACATCGAGTGATATCGGATGATATCGAGCGATATCCAACTACAACTACAACCCCAACTACAACTACAGCTACAACTATAGAAAGTAAGGCGGACAAGCTGCCCGCTTCCCACCGTTTTATTCCTCCGACCATTGATGAGGTTAGAGCCTATTGCGCTGAAAAGGGCTATACGGTGGATGCGGATAGGTTTGTAGACTATTACACGTCCAATGGTTGGAAGGTAGGAAAGAACCCCATGAAGGACTGGAAAGCAGCAGTGAGGACATGGAACAGACAAGACAATCCAAAAGCAAGCAATGTAAACCCAATGCCCAGTTACGGAGGTGAAGAGAATTGGAGTCTTTGAATACTCTAGAACCAGTTATCCGTGAAGCCAATATGGCCAATGCAGAAAAACCGGGCGATTACATGAAAGATGGGTTACTGCATTGCGGATCGTGTCATACACGAAAGCAATGCAAAATAGACATTTCTGGAATGAGTACTGTTGTGAGTTGTATGTGTAATTGCGCCCAAGAGAAGTACGACCGTGATAACGCTGAGAGAAAAAAGCGAGAAGATGCGGACAGGGTCATGCGCTTGCGCAGCACTGGTATTGTCAATCAAATTTTCCGTGATGCTAATTTTGTTACGGATGATGGTAAAAACCAGGCACCAATGGCTATACTTCGTCGCTATGCGGAGAAGTGGGAAGATATGAAGCGGAACAATATCGGGTTGTTACTGTATGGCGGGGTCGGCACAGGAAAAAGTTACGGCGCAGCATGCGTTGCCAATCATCTGATTGAACAGTACATTCCGACTTGTATGATAAACCTTTCGTCCGTTCTCAATTCCATGGGCGGATTCCAGAGCGAGGAAAAGAATGCATACATTTCGGATTTGATGCGGTATCCATTGCTGATCCTGGACGATTTTGGCATGGAGCGGCAGACGGAGTATGCGTTGGAACAAGTGTTTAATGTGATCGATGCCCGGTACAGGTCGGGAAAGCCTTTGATTATCACAACAAATCTCTCCCTTGCAGAATTGAAAGAACCCAAAACGCGTGAACAGGCTAGAATCTATGACCGGATTCTTGAGATGTGTCAGCCGGTCAATTTTGGCAGTGAAGGACGAAGACCGGACCTTGCCAGAGATAAAGCAAAGCGAGCCGCAGAGTTATTGCAAGGTGATTAGCAATGGGTACAAAATCACAGCGCAAAGGCGCGGATGGCGAGCGGGAACTAGCCACGATCCTGCAGCAACATGGATACGATTGTAACCGTGGCGGCTCTCTGACCTTCGGAGAGGTGGCGGATATAACCGGCCTACCTGGTATCCACATTGAAGTCAAGCGGGTGGAGAAACTGAATGTGGTCGAGGCCATGGAGCAATCGATCCGGGATAGCGAACGGATGAAGGACGGTGTACCCACTCTGTTCCACCGACGAAATCGGAAACCATGGCTTGTGACCATGCGGCTGGTGGATTGGCTGGAACTATATCAGCAGAAGAAATCATAAAGAACCCAAAGATTACCCAAAGGGTATTGCGGTATTTTACTGGAGGAAGGAGGTATCAGCATGCTGACCACGAAGCAAGAGAACTTTGTGCAGAGTGTTGTGTTTGGAGAAATGAACTATTCCGATGCATACCGCTTTGCTTATAACGCGGATAGGATGTCCGACAAAACAGTGAACGAGAAGGCGAGCCTTCTGGCAAATGAGGACAAGATTAGGGCAAGGATTACAGAGTTGCGTGAGCAGTTAAAAGATGATGCTATCATGACCGCAAAAGAGCGGTTGAAATGGCTCACCAGTGTGATCCGAAGTGAAAAAGAAAAGACCGAAACCAAGCTGAAAGCCGTAGACATCATGAACAAGATGACAGGCGAGTATGTGACCAAGGTACAAGGCGATCTAACTGTCCACAAAAAGTTGGAGGACATCCTGTGAGCGTCATGCGCAAGCCATAAGGCTGAACAAAAGAATAACGCAGTTCCCGGCAAGTGGCCAGAAACTGCGCTCTTGTATATGAGTTATGTCAAAACTGATTATACAGGAGGGTGGCGCAAATGTCAAATGAGG